GTCACGTCGGTGGCGATCGTCTCCAGGATCTCCAGGATTTGGGAACCGTTGGCGCCACGACGGAGCAGGGAGAGGGCGAGGTCTTGAGACATGCTAGGATTGTGGTTTGTGGTTTGATTGGGCGTCTTTCAGGGCGCACCCGCTCCCATTGTATCAGGGTGGGGGCGCTCATCTCCCCCTAAGCGTGTGAAGGATCTTACCCAGGACCTGTCCGATGGCGGGTGGTTTCGCTGGGAGGGTTCGCTTCTGAAAGTATTATAGGGGTTGGAGAGGGGGTGGGGAACCCCCCGTGTGCCAGTTCCTCAGGCGGCCACCAGCATGTCGTTCTCCCAGCGGGCATTGCTGAGGACCTCACCGTACAGCAGGTCCGCGATCTGATCCATCAGGAGCTCATGCTCTTGGCGCTCCTGATCCGCCTTCAGGATGGCGGCTTTGCACTGGGCGGCGATCTCATCGATGGAGATGGCGCGATCGGTGGAGGGGTTGTAGCGCATGGGTTGGGTTCGTTTGAACTGAAAGAATTCTAAGGGGTCGGGGGGAGGATATCCCCCCTCAGTGTGCCAGTGCCTCAGTCGGCATAGAGGCGCTGGAAGTCTTCCACAAACTCCCGTGCCTGGTCTCCGCTCATGTTGCAGATCATCTCACGGGCGACGGTCTCCCAGGAGTAGAGGTCTGCCAGGTCGTAGATGGCGCAGCGTGCTTCGGAGGCGGTGAGGCGGGTTGCGGTGGTCATCGGTGTCGTGTGATCTGAGAGTATTGTAAGGGGTCCAGGGGTCAGAATGCCACCAGTTGGTCCAGATCCCATTGCGGCACATCCTGAACAGTGCCGCCGCAGTTGGCGCGGAGCCAGGCGTTGACGTGCTTGGTGGTCGTGGCGCTATGCTTGAAAGCGGTGCGGATCCACCCTTTGCCAGGCACCAGGGCAGCGACAGGGGTGCCATAGGAGAACAGGATCTCAGTCCCGTCTGCCAGGGACACTTCCGCTTGGTTGCTGCCGATGGATTGAACTTTCATGGGTTCGCTTGTGATCTGAGAGTATTGTAAGGGGTCAGCGGCGCAGTCCGCAATAGGCGGGGTCCACTTTGCAAAGTGCCTCAGCCTGCCGCTCCTGGTGGGCGCTGATGGTGGCCGCGGCCTCCAGAGTCCAGGCTCCTGCCACAATGCTGACCATGGCGATGCATCCGATGACGATGGTGGCCTGCAGGGAACGGTCGTAGATCATGGGTCGTTTGCTGATGGAATCAGTATAAGGGGTCAACGGGCGATCAGGTCGCCTGCAGTGTACAGTGCCTGGGCTGTCACATTACGGACGGGACGGATCGGTTCCCAGAGCACACAGAGCAGCACGGCCGCGGCGATGATCTTAAGCATGGACTGTCGGTGGAAGTCAGCAGAGCGGGAGCGTGTCAGGGAGCGCATCAGCGCCCCTCAGTGTAGTCACCGATGATGACCCCATTGCAGCGGACCTGAGCGTACCCGTACTCTTCAGAGAGGTCCAGGCACAGGTCCCATGCACGGTCGGCATCGGTGGTCGTGTTCTCCCAGGGAGCGGAGGGGCAGATCACGTCGTAGCGCATTTGGTTGGGTTCGTTTGATGTCCTTAGTATAGGGTCTCAGGGGGGCAGATCAACGGGGTGTGTGCCACCTTTTCAACTGGCACACTGAAAGCGACCGTGGTTGAAGTTAGCGTTAGAAAAGACCTCACGATTCACCAGTTTGAACATACCAAACTCATTGGTCAGAACGTAACCCTCAGCGTCGATTCTGTTGCCGTAAAGATACGCAGCGGGACCATTGTTGCGGCAGAGGAACAGGCAGTCGTCTTTGATCGACTTCACCAGTGCCCACAAACGCAGCAGGTTAGCATCACAATCAAAGTCATCAGGGTTGACTTCTTCACCAGCACGAATGCAAGCATTGATCTGCTGTTTGATCTTTGCCGCTTCCTTATCACTCACGAACTCACAGGCAGTTGCCATCTGGCGGGCAAAGTCGCACACTTCCTTAACATCATCAAAGCAGCAGGGATTGCCACTCCGACTCCAAGGATCGTGCTGAATGTAAGCATCAGGTTTCACGAACTTAACGTGATCAGTGTCAGTCCACGTAGCACGGTCAGGATACGCTACGGCATCACGAAGATCGCTCTCTGCATGATAACAAGTGTGCGGAGCGATGATAATGTTCTGAGTGACAATCTCAGGGAACTGATAGGTCAGCAGGTTAGAAGTGTACTCATTCAGTCCACCAAACCCGATGAAGTCTGCCTGATAGATCGTCTCAGTACGGGGCAGATGATCAAAGCACGAATGAAGAATCTCTGCAACGTTGCCCTGATAGAAGAGATCAATCTCCTCATGATTGTGAGCAATACGAATCTTTTTCTTGTTGAATACTGCCTTGGTTCCTACAAAGAACTCACCGCAGGCAGGGTCAATACCCCACACGATTGCAGGGGCGCCGTCGATCTTAACCGACAGAGTGCCAGGAGTCACGAACCAGTCCAGCACGGAAAGGTCACCCGTGAGGATGGTGTCTTCGGCGTGTTCGAGGTGTGTGTTTTTCATACTGTTAGTATTGCACGAAAAAGGGGGGTCTGCAACCCCCCGTGTGCCACTTAGTCAACTGTCACATCATCTGGACCTTCTTTAAGTTCAACGCCGAAACTTTCCAACACTTCATCATCATACAACTCACGAATCTCACTAATCAGTTCTTCCTCAGAATACTCATTGTAAGATGAAACCAGCGTATCAAATACGAACTGTTCCATCGTTTTATAATCCATCGAATCCATCACGAATTCGGCATACTTCTCCACCAAAGTAGAGAAGTCATCAGTCCAAGTGTAATGATTGGAGTTGTAGAATCCTTCAGTCATTTCAGAAGTTGGGTGAAGTTAGAAACAACAATCTGGCAGGCAAGGTCTTGAACTTCAGAGAGGTAATCTACCTGACCGAACTGAGATTCTAGCAGGCAGATCAGATCCTCTTGGATTTGTTCACGAACTGAAATAATGTCAGTTTGAGTCATCAGTTTGCGTAGAGGGGCAGTTGCTTACGGAGACGGATTGCATCATCAATCACCTCGCCAATCTGTTCGTAAATGTAGTCGGAACCTCCTACATCAGCGAGCACATCTTGAGTGAAAAGTGATGGGAAATACTCCTCTTGATTGGTTTCCTCATTAAACTCAAACACATCATGTTGAGTGAATACGAACGCAGCACACGCAGCGTCTTCACCTTGACTCTCAATCAGTTGGTTGATAGTGTCACGAAGTTCAGAAAGTGTGCGGTACATAATCAGGAAAGAACGTGGCGATAGTTTAGACTTTTGATACACCAACCATAAGCGGTGGTGATTTCTTCTACTAAATCATCCTCATCAGATGCCTCCCAGATTTGACTCAATGCCTCATCAAAGAGGTCAGATTTGTAATCATCATCAAGGTCATCTTCATCATCAAAATCAAACTCAATGTCGGTGATTTGGTAGAGCATCAGTAGTCGATGTTTCCGTTCAGGTACTCATTGACATCGAACTTCTCATCTTTCAGTTCGGGAATGTCAAGGTCAAAAATCTCACCAGGCATGTCTTGGATTTCGGACCAGAGTTCATCAAACATGGGGTGTCTCTCAGGAACAAACGTAGTATTGCACGGATCGGGGGGCATCACAACCCCCCGTGTGCCACTTCTCAGATCGTCACATCAGAAGTTCTTGTTAAACACGAACCCATCTTCGAAATCAAAATCATAACGAAGGTTATGATCCCAGGTAGCATCCCAGTCAACTACCACGAACGAAGGTGCATCAAACCCATACACATCAACCGTAAACTGTTCGGCAAAGTCACTCTCAGAATCATAACGACCCTGATAAGCATCCACGAAGTACTCAAGCAACGACTCATCATCGTGCAGTTCGAGGAATGCATTGACCGCATCTTTGCCATAATCCTGACACAGAGTCTGATACAGTTCCTGATACTCTTCGGAGATCTCTTGCTCCAAAGTATCATTGTTCAGAAGACCCTTGACAGTCAGCAACTCAGTGTAGAATTCGGTATACTTGAGTTTGCCATCACGCTCATACCCACAGGCACGAACGATTTCAGACATCTTAGCAGGCGGTTCTTGTGCCTGCATTTCGTTAACCAGAGTCAGCAGGGCGTTGCCAGTCAGCATGGTGTGTCTTTCAGGAACAAATGTAATGTAAACCAGGTCCCCGCCAATTGCAAGGGGGTGTGTGCCAGTTCTCAGATTGCCACAAGGCCGAAGCGGTCAATCAAAATGTCACGAACCTGTTCACGATCGAAACTATCACCATCACCCCATTTTGTATCAGGAGATGTCAAGTACTGTATCGTGGCATCGATGATCATTGCATCAGTGGCACCCATGTTATAAATGCCACCAGGACCATAGAATGAACGAACGTAGTTTACGAATTCCATCAGATCACATCAACTTCAACACGTTTGATATTCAAACCCATCAGTTGGTTTGTAACACGATTGCAGATCACATCGGTGGCATTCTTCAACTTCGAACGTTCGTACCAAATTGTACACAATCCGTCGTAAGTTTCAACACGAATTCGAATGTCCTTCATGGGGAAGATCTCAGCGATGTGTATACATTAACCCCTCACGAATATTTCCGCAAGGGGTATTGTGCCAGTTTCACAATTGGCACAAGAGTTAACTATACAAACTCTTCGAGGTAGTAATCCAAAGGCAACTCAAGTTCTGCTGCTTTCTTCTCCCATTCATCCCATTCTGCAGGAGAAGCATCATTGAAGAAATCTTCCCGAGTATACTCAAAAGCGGGACCACACATAACCAAATTGCTCAGGAACGAATGTAATTTAAACCATCACGTGGCAGATATCAAGGGGCCTTGTGCCACTTCGAGATCTGGCACAAGATCAGAAAGGATCGAATTCGCGGATGGTAACATCGACATCCTCACCGCCTTCGAGCTCCAGCAGCTCTCGCCAATTAATATTATCTAGATCTAGATCATCATAACACATGATGTCTAGTGTGACTCGTACTAGTTTCTTTTGTGCTAGCATGGGTGTTCTTCCTAGATATGTGTCTAGATTATATCATGCATAATGACGATATGCAAGCGATTCGTAATCTTGCCCGTCTCGTGCATAATCCTCGTCGAGATCTGTATCTAGTGCGGAGTGCTCGTAGTATGAGTCCTCGTCGAGATTATAATCGTTACAGAACGTATAGTCGAGATCGTAGTCGTCGTACATAAGCTCGTCGAGATTAATGGATGTGTATATTGTAGCACAAAGCTCGACGAGATTGCAAGCCTATGACACGTTCTCGTCGAGATTCATAAGAGTATATATGTATTCTCGTCGAGATTTGTGTCATTATGATAACATTCTCGTCGAGATTGACATGATGTGCCATGATTCTCGTCGAGATTATTATGATGCTTGCAGGATTCTCGTCGAGATTCTACCACATCCTTATAAGAATTGCAAGTCTTGTGTGGGTTTCTGTACCTGGCGCGGCGGTGGGACTTGACAAACTCCGCGTTTCATAGTACGCTGGCACAACTTGCTATAAGATCGTACATTAACTTATAAGATCAAAGATTAACCGATATTTATAACAGATAAAAATCACTCAAATATATTTTTTCCACAATTTCCACATTTTCCCCAGAATCCACAGAGTTTTCCACATTGGGCACACCTTACAATATATCATTTATACCATAAGATATATACCATTATACCACCATATTATACACATGTCAAGAGGCATCATTTACCTCATTCTTAACAAGCAAAATGGGCACAAGTACGTGGGAAACACTACACTTGCCATGAACAAAGAATGGGTACACCACATCGATCGTTCCAAGCGAATGTCATCAGAACCTTTACATAAAGCATTCCGTGAGTACGGTACTCATAACTTTATGATTAAAGAGATTGATGAGTGTGATGAAACTGAATTTGAATCTAAAACAAACTATTGGATTGAACAATATACACCTGAATACAATCCTAAGGTAGAAATAAAAGTACCCGAAGGGTTAAGCGCAAGCGCAATAGAGATTGCTAAAC